CATATATGATGCCCTCTGTTTAACGGTACTCACGAACCCCATCGAGGAGACGGGGCTGTTGCATATGTGGCAACAAGCACAGGGTAGTTTAATGACATTCCCAGGTCTGATCGGAATTAAGATCCATGTTGCTTTTTCCAATTTACAACACGTTCCTCGTAAGATATATTTAATTCAGTACATAAATGAGAAATTTTTGCTCTGTTTGCTATATCTACCATTTGCCTACGACGGTGCTCATATAAAGAAGGTCCATGATTAAACCATTCGCGCAATGCACCATCTATATTTATAGCACATGCATATTCTTCTGTATGCTCACAACCTTTAGGACGTAAATAGCAATGAAGTGACTTAAATATGGATTTATCTTTTAATGCACCAAGATATACACCTAAACTAGTGTGATAAACGCTAGATCTTTTAAGAAATTCAAATTCTTCAATAGGTAAGAATCTTGTTAAATCACTTGTTTTGTTAGGCATAGTATATATTTGACCATGGCGTTCCAAAAATGATGAAATGGACATTATATTAAAATCTATTGCCTGGGGACTAACACTACCAATATTATCGTCTCCATAGGTCATTAATGATACATGATCACGAAAGTTATAATTTGGATAAATTTCGAGGAAACACATCCGTAGGTTTAATGCCCCTACAATACCATTGATAATCACAGTTAAAGAATTACCACTAATGTGGCCACCCTCTGTGAGTCCTATAAGATCCCCATTATATGCTATATAAGCATACACAATATCAGCACATAAAGATTCCATAACACGCAAATCAGTATCACTATAATTGCACAATTTAGCAAAGTCAATTAGGATACGTAAAGCTGCTAAAATAGTTTGAGAAGGCATGCGTTGATCATAATTTTTATAATCTCCACCAATAAGTCTATTCTCTCCAAACTTAACAGTAAAATTGTAAAACTCATTCCACTCAGGACCATGACAATTTATACCAACAGCACACTCACTTTTAAGTGGATTCATTTGCAATACTCTTACTAATGGTAGGTAATATTTGCGTATAAGATAAGTTAAAGCTATACTGTTGCCATAAAATATGCGACATTTCTCACCAGACAGAATCTCATCTTTCTTACAAGCTTTTGCGATTGTATAAGCTCTCAGACCTTGCTTATATAAATTTTCACAACGTATTATTTCATCCATGATTATACTATCAAATCTCCTAACAATCTTATTATCTATAACTTCTTCTTCCACAAACTTTCGCTTTGCTCCCGTTAATGGATAACCTATAGAAGTATTTAATTTAATAGCATCTAGAAATTTTTTACCATCTAGTCCACTTATGTTCTCTTCATCCGTAAGTGGTTTAATATTATTCCACAATTTACTCATGAATATTGGTATAAGAGCAGACTTATAGTCAATTACAGCCTTACGCAATAATTCGTAACTAAAAGGTACACCTGTTTGTGACATGGCACTCAAACAACCTTGCCAACCAAACCAGTCAGGTTTAAATTTTGGTGGATTATATATATTTGGCATACCACAAACATCGGTCACATGTTCACTAATAAGACTAACCTTAAAATCAGAATGAGAGGATGATCTACCTTCACATCTACCGTGATAAGTAATTTGTGTATTCAGAGGCATAAAGTTTACTGGACTCTTAACATGTATATCTCCTTGACATTTAAAATTAATACCATAAATTTCTTCAGGAAATACATGATCACAACCAACTAAAACAATACCTTCAAGGTTACGCAAATAATTCACCCCAGTAATAATATGTTTTTGCAGCAATATTCCATGACATCCATTTGGAGTATTTTCTGCACCACCTAAATGAAAACCTAAAATCACACTTCCAATCGTATCACTGACCAATGTGGCACCACAAAGACCACCAAAAGTATTTTGATTCAGGGTCTTATAATAACCACCTTTAAATGCAACGAGAGTTTCTACATTGCTAGGAACTGATAAGCCTTTCATTTCAATAATTTCACCCTGTTTATTCCGCCAATGCATCACAAAAGGAGTTGTACCCATATCACCTATTGGAAAGTGTTTTAATAAATCCTTATGTGATCCACCATTTGGTGTATAGCACAAAATGAGATCAGAATTAGGTATTCGGTATGAAGCATTAATATGTAATACTGCAACAAATTTACCACCAGCCATATCTGGATTCTTCTTGCGAAAAGTGCAATGCAACTCATTACCATATTGTAAAAAATAATGGTAAGGAACAATTAGAATATTACTTCTCAAAAATAATGCGTTCATACGTGCATTTCCAGTGTCTAAATGGATTGTACCATAAACTAAATTTTTATCAACAACACTAAGTAATTGATTAGAACTTACAGTCTTCGACATCTTACTAATAGGTAAATCTCGCTTAACAACACTAGCCCAAATATTTTCTTCACTATCACGCATATTCACATCTACTTCATCTTTTGGTTCCAAAGATCCTTGTTTATCATAAGTTTTCCAAACTTTCCAAAATTTGGAAAAAGAATACAAAATTAGGCACGAAGTTGATAATGATGTGAACAAAAATATTGAACGTTGTATATTCCTTTTACGCAACTTTTGTAAAAGAGTATTGCATGTTAGGTATCTATCAACTACAAATTTCGACAAAGTTGTATGCATGTTCATTTGTAAATTGAAACACATAATGAGTACTATCAATGAAAACAAATGACTACTATAAACCCATGATATCCCATATATGAACCACAATAAACATGAAAATAACAAATAATATTGAATCAATAATTTACTATTCCTTAATAAAATATAATTATCAATATACTTATTAAGATCCATGTTAAAGAAAGGAATATAATTGATATAATGTGAATTGTTGAAAAATGTGAGAATATTATCTAGATTAATATCTTCAATACCAAACTGGCTATCAAAATGTTTCTTACAATATCCCTTAATATGTTTACAATTTTCAACACCACACAATTCAATATCATTTTTCCTAGCATTTTTTGAACTAACCAAATGCATTTGCTCTAACCTATGTTTATCAAATGCATCTATAGCCCAATTTACCACAGTTTTCATATCAACATTTGTCATTTGGATTTCCTTACCACTCTGAGGGTCCTTATAAAACACAGGAGCATATGAAGCTATTTGATGTAACTGGGGTGGTTGTACTGCTTGTTCAACAGTCAATTCCCAAATATCATCAAATGGTGGTGGTGTATACACACCATCCTTTGTATAATGCTCAATAACCTTACTGGGATCTATTCCTGTACTAAAGGTATCCTTTCCAACAGTTGCAACTTTACAGAACTTTGACTTAGCCTTAACTGTGATTCGCTTCAATCGCCTTTGAATAGAATATGGACAATTAGAATATGAATAAGCGTCCAATGTGGGACTATTTGTAGTTGCAGTAACTATCCAAGGTTCAACGAACACTTTACCCTTCGCTTCAATCTCAGCTTTGGGAGCCTGATACATCTCATTATTAATGACATCAATAATAGCACGTGTTGGTGGTTTTTCAACAAAATCACTCTTCTCATTGGCAACATCATCAAACTTAAGAACTACTTTATCAGATGTCCAATTTGACATAAATTTATCACCAGGATTATACGTGCATTTTACAGTGTCACATGTAGACATACCTTGACTAGCTAATAAGCAATTTACAATTTGATCAGCACATGTTGTCTTACCTTGACTGGAGTCTCCAAAAAATTGAAGAGCAAAGGGTGCATGACGAATACCACTCGATATCTTAAGAGTTATAAATTCTTGTTGTAATGATAATAATTTCATATAACGATCATAAACAATTTTCTTTTCTAGACCCTTAAGCGACTGAGATAGATTTTTAAAAACTACAACTAAATTATCTAATCTCTTTTGATATTCACTATCAGTTACACCTTCTAACTTCTCCAAATTACCATTTCGGACTAAATTCCACCATGTAGTAATTCGTGCATACTCTTCATCATTTTCAACACATGAGCGATCACTAACTAATAGTGGTGCAAATGATCGTGTTTTAAAACACAAATATATTCCTTCAGCAAAGTAAATTATAGTTTCAAATATAGCATCTACCATATCACTTGCAGACATATGTAACGCATTAAGATTGGGTTCAAATAATCTAAATTTACCAACGTCAAACGTTACATTTGCAGCATCACACATTCCAACAGAAACTAATAAACCCAATAATTTAGAAATCTGGGTGAATGCTTTATTAGCTTTACATAGACTCCAATTGGTTTTAATCAACCTAAGTGATTCTAACCATAAGGGTGTGGCACTAGATTGTGAAGTAATGAGTAATGCATTAATATAAAATTCTATTTGCTTGTATAAAGACGTCTTAACTTTGCTTCTAATATATAGCAAACAACTACTAACAACACCTAATGTAGTTGTTTGTTGAGATAAATTAGTAATAAGCAAAATAAAACCTTCAATTTCTTTAAATAAGGAATCTGAAGGCAAATTAAGTCTCATAAGAGACGAATTCATCTCATAAAAATCTTTAAATGCATTACTAATGGTTTCAGTACCACTTTGTTGTTTAAAATACTTCTTTTGGACACGTGATACTATTTTCTTCTTACTAGAAGAATCAAGATGCTTTCCCTTACTCTTATTCAAAGCATCCTTAATTTTCTTATTTAGGAAATTATTCCTATTAATATCTTTAACAGATACATCTACCGTGTAAGGGCACGGGGCCATTTTTGTGTCTTTAGCCGACTCTGACATTTCCAATATTTCCACCTAAACTCGATTATATAATTGTAGCAACTTTTATTCATGGAGGTGGATTCTTGGTATTTGATGAACGGGGACCTTGGTTAACCCTATTCAAAATAAATTTAAATAAATACTTTCATATATCTGTATACAGTTATTCTCAGGATTTCAGAATTACCCATACGGAACTGGCCTACAAACACTTATATACAGAAGGTATTACGTTATTTTCTAAATTATTTATAATTATTTATATCATACGAACAAAGCAGGAATTGGAATAACCTATACTTTGCGTGTTCCATTACACTAAAATAATAATAAATAAATCAAAATTAAATCGACTTAACCAGAACTATATTTCCATAAAAATTTAAATAGATTTCAAATCTTTTAGGACCAAACTATCTGGTCCAGCGGCTGGCATTGCCGCAAAACATTCCCTTGAATATTATATAACAAGGACACGGATTAGAGAGCAACAGACTCTCAAACCGTCGTTATGATTTTTCACAAAATAAAATATGTAATATGTAATATGTAACAAATAATTAACAGTTTAAAGACATGTTAAGGTCGGGGTGGTAGTACATTGGCACTCTTTCGAGAGAGCGTACTAAACTCTGAATTGGACTTAATTAAAACATTATAACTGTTATGTTAAATATGGGCGAATGGCCCACAATAACAAA